TTGATATAGCAATACATTCTAAGAAACAGCTTGAAGATTAGATCAGACGGACATAAATAACGTAAGGCTTACCTGCATTGCTCGTAGGGATTGCAGTAACCGATAGATCGTTGAATATTGGGACAAAGGTGTAAGCATGCATACAACAAAGCCTAATCGGTTTTAAGACTAGACAAATAGTAATGACTTGTTATACTGAACATACGTTTAATTTTTAAAAACAGTATATTATGAGTAAAGATATAGCATATGATGAAAAGGGTATTTATACAGGTGAGGTGATTGACTGCAATGGGAACAAGAGAACTGAGTGTCAAATTTTTACAAGAGTAATGGGTTATCACAGACCTGTAAGCCAATATAACAGAGGAAAGAAATCAGAATACTACTCACGTAGTTGTTTCAATGAACAAGCATCAACTAACTCAGAGTTTATTAAAGAGTTTGTATAGTACTAATGAATACTATTGACTAAGAGCTTACAAGGGAGTAATGTAAGAGTAATTAATAAAACGACTATGGAAATAACATTTAAACCAACGAGTGAAGAGAAGGACAATATTATAAAATATCTTGCATCAGTAGAAACTAAGATAACAGAAGTCTCTAAGAATATATATGGTAATATCGAGTTCAAAGGCAAAGGTTTAACTACCATAGTATGCTTTGACGATAAGAATATATTAATAGACTTCAGAGATCTTATAACCTGTCCACATTGTGGCAGTAAGTGTTGGGAAGGAAGGGTAGAAAAAAGCGGAGACACAATTACATGTGGAGATTGCAGCCAGGACTTTGATGTTGAGTTTAAATTTTCTGGTAAGTATAACTAACAAAACAACATGGCAAAAGATAAAGGTGGTAGACCAACAAAGATGACTGAAATTACAGTGAAGAAACTAGAGGAGGCTTTTGCATTAGGCTGTACAGACCTTGAAGCCTGTCTAATGGCAGATATTACAAAGAAGACTTTGTATAACTACCAAGACGCTAATCCTGAGTTTGTTCACCGAAAAGAGATGTTGAAGGAAACGCCTATATTAGCAGCTAGAAAGTCAGTGTTTAAAGGGTTTGCAGAAGATTCTAACCTTGCATTGAAATACTTAGAACGTAAGAAGAAGAGTGAGTTTAGTTTAAGAAGTGAGAGTACAGTAGAAGTAACTATGCCAACACCTATTATGGATTTAACTAAAAACAACTAATTATGAAAGAAATTATTATAACGTACTTGCCTTGGTTCTTATCAGCAAATACAATATACTTTACATTACTAGCAGGCAATAAGAATAAATACGCTTGGGCATTAGCACTAGCAGGGCAATTCTTTTGGCTAATATGGATACTAGCAGATGGAGCTTATGGTTTGCTTCCTATGAACATCGGTATGTGGATTATCTACTACAGAAATCATGTAAAATGGAACAATGCAGTTTAGTACAACAACAGCTACGAAGAAGATAATGAAGATGTCAAAGAAGATCAGAGCAGTGTGTGGAGGAACGTCAGCATCAAAGACGATCTCCATTTTGTTGTATCTAATAGCCATGGCACAAACAGATAAGAGTTCAACGCTAACAAGTATTATATCAGAGAGTACACCTCATCTTAAGAGAGGAGCAATGCGTGACTTTAAAAACATTATGCAAGGACATGGGTACTGGAAAGAAGGACAATGGAATGCAACTGATTCTATTTATACTTTCGAGACAGGGAGTAAGATAGAGTTCTTTAGTGCTGATCAATCTGATAAGCTTAGAGGAGCAAGACGAGACAGGGCATATATTAATGAGTGTAACAATGTTAGTTTAGATGCGTTTGATCAAGTAGAGGTACGAACAAAAGAGTTCATATTTCTTGATTGGAATCCTACCAGTGAGTTTTGGTACTATACAGATATACAGAACAACCGTAGTGATGTAGACTTCCTTACTATTACGTATAAAGACAATGAAGCATTAAGCCAAGAGATTGTAGATAGTATCGAGGCACGTAAGAACCGTAAAGGATGGTGGCAAGTGTATGGACTAGGAGAGCTAGGAGAAGTAGAAGGGAAGATATACAAGAACTGGCAGATAGTAGATGAAGTACCACATGAGGCTAGATTAGAACGGTATGGACTTGATTTCGGGTTTAGTAATGATCCAACAGTAATTGAGGCTATATACTTCTATAACGGAGGGTTTATTATTGATGAGATAGCTAACAGTAAAGGATTGAGTAACAAACAGATAGCGGATATACTACTAGCACAAGAGAATAAAGTATTAGTTATGGCTGATAGTGCAGAACCTAAGAGTATAGACGAGATAAGGAACTATGGTGTTAATATTATAGGAGCTAAGAAAGGAGCTGATAGTGTTAGACAAGGAATACAGTTTGTACAAGACCAACAGATAAGTTTAACTAAGCGTAGCGTTAAAACTATTAACTGTTACAGAAACTACATGTGGAAGATAGACAGAGATGGTAAAATATTAAACGTACCAGATCATACGTTTAGTGATCCTATGGACGCTATACGATACGGATTAAGTGGGTATAAGTCTAGTACAGGAGTAAGCACTATAGATGCCCAAAAGAACTACATACAATCACTACGAATGAAACGTCGTTGATTTATTATAGAAACCGTGTATGATAAAAATAAGTAAAACGACTAAGCCTTACAAATAACATATAGTTTTATGAAAGACCTAAAGATTAAAGATTAAAGAAGATCAAGGAGTCGTTAGTGGATTAGATAACGTAGGAGCTAAAGCAGCAATTGATCTTTATATGAGAGCAATGAACTCTCGTCGTAATGCTGGTTTTGACCTAGATAATAAATGGCAAGAACTTGTAGACTTCTACAATGAAAGCATGAATGGTTGTGATACAACAGGGGAAGATGACTCTAGCTTTGGGACTGCTTACAGTGATCCTTTTAAAGTTAAGAGTAAGTTATTCTTTCAGTCGTTATCAAAACTTGTTAAGAACATGAGACGACCTTCACGAGCATTCAAGTCTTCAGGTCTAGACAAAGAAAAGCTTGAGGTTATTAAAGATGGTGTTGACATGGTTCAACTTGATGGTGGTTTATATGATGTAATGACAGAAGACTTTAATCTGTTCAGTCGGTTCACTTCATTAGGTGATTCGTTTATTATGTTAGGGTACGGTGATGACAACCAACCAGTTAAGTTTACAATGCCACAGCTAACTAATACTTATATTGATCCATCAGCAAACTGTTTAAGGAATAAGACAGGTATTGGAGCAGCAGGAGAAGCGTTAGTTATTGAGGAAATGAGTTATACTAAAGGTAAGGGTATGTATCCAAATAAAAAGTTTATGTCAGGAAGACTGCCAATGACAACAGAATGGAATGATAACTTTAATCAAACAGAATACCAGAAATGGCAACAAGAGAATAATATTACAGAGTTTGGACATTACTTTAACATTGATGATCCTAAGAACCCTTACTACACAATTATAGCAGGGCCGCAAGCAACAGATATAAAAGTAGCATCAGGTAAAGACTATCCTTTCTACGATCTAGACGGTAAACCTTTTATTCCTTTGATTCACTTTAAAGGACTTACATCACCAACAGGGCTATATAACTTTGGTATCTGGCACTTACTATTTGACTTTGCTAAACTAGAACAAGCTATCCGTAACATGGCACTTAAACATGTAGAGACTAATGTTAACCCAGTAGGGATTGTAAACATTGATGGAACAGCAGAAGAGTTCCTATTACAATGGAGTGAAGCACGAGAAGCACAAGCGCTAGGAGAACGAGGGTTTATTGTTAACCAGATTAATAACGGTGTTAGTTCAAACAGTGGAAACATGACAGAACTATCTAATGCACCACTTACAGGAGAATACGAACGAATGCTTAATGATTTATCAATACAGATTAAACGGTGTGGTATTCCTATTGATGAGAGTGATCGACCTAGTTCACAAACAGCAACTACTACATTAGCAGAAGAAAGTTCTAAGCTTGAGTTTATCCAAGATATAATGGAACGTAACGTAGAAAGCTTTAGAGATTGTGATTCACTTACAATGGCAATGATGGCTATTGGAATTGGGA